CCTCTTTTCTCTCAAACTTTTTGCCTTATGTGATACATAAGGGTCATTACGTTTGTATGTCCTACCCATGGGTAATTAGTGCTATTAAATAACACTTAAGTAACTGCTAGTATTATATAGCAAAAATGCCTATGTGTCAAATTGTGTGGACGTGCTGATAGTGTTGACAATTCGGTGATGATATGAGACAATTTGAGACACCAACAACTCCGTACATTCCCAAAGGTATCAAACACTTAACTATGTTTTTTAAAACATTTATAAACTTTTCCACAATTTCCCGTAACTGTGGAAAACTCTATACGCCCACTAGGTTATTTCTACCCAGTTCTCTCTAGGGAACTCTGGTAACTCTGGGTCATTTACCTTTTTAAAATCTAACTCTGATATGCCCTCCAGTTTGTCAAAGTGTGGATAAAACAGTTCATCTAGAATTTTCTCTGACATTACTTCCTGTTCATCATCCATAAAAACACGATAATGCTTAAAGGCATTGTAGATTAGTTCATACTCTTTTCTGTTCATTGGTTTCTGTCCTATAGTGTGAATAATGGGTGAATTATCTCAAATAGAGATAACCACCTGCCCAACTAGCACGATTTAGACATAAATTCCTGGAATTCTCGTCTAGTAGGTTATAGCGTACATGTTTAGCGGGTGCTTTCCATGAAGCAGGTTTAAAGACATTTCCATTTTTCTTATCTACAAATGCGTGTACTGATCTAGAGGAATATTCGCCATTTCTCTTTTCGCATTGGCATATTTTAAAATACTTTCTACCTGATTCGATTTTAAACTGTAAATCCTGACCATTTGGGTACTGGTGGTTATAGTCCTCTGTGAGTGCTGTGCATAAGTCTTGAGCGTAGTTTAGAACTGGGTTTGTTGCTGTTGTCATGATGTTTAATAAAAAAAAATTTGCGTGCTGTGTGGGTTTGTGAGATTTACTGATTGATTGCTCTTGTGTTAATTACGAGGTCTCTAACTCTTTCTCTGTCTAGTGAGTCACCACCGCCCCATGTGACGTGAGTTCCCTCTTCGCATAAATCCAAAACGTTTAGGGTTGCTAGTGCTAACTCTTGCCTAGTTAATCCCTCTATTGGGTAGAGTACATCAGGGTGACTAGGTAAATAAAACATTTCGCAATAGTCAAGAAATTCTTTAAAGTTATGCATTGTTCCACCTCTTGTAAATGTTTAGAATTGTCATTAACTCGTTGTATTCTTGAGTTGAGTATGCTCTTTTGTCCTCTGGTGTGAAGTCTGACCAATCTGTGCCATCAAACTTGATTTCGAGGGTGTTTTCTGGTGAGAGTCTTGTTTGCAATTTTTGATGCTCCGTAGGTGTCTATAATAGTATTATAAAGGATTTTCCTGTAAAAGTATATACAGAATGTGCGGAAATTAATCCGTCACATTGTAGTGCTTTTTGATGAGATTTCTGTATCTTACTGCATTGCTTCCCAATACAGATTGGATTGCTGACTCGTCAAATTCGATTCTATCGATTTCCCACTTATCATTTTCGATTGCTCTAATAAATGCGTACTCATCTGTGTGTGCATCATGATCGAAATTATTATATGTTAATGTGCCACCATATAGATTTCTGGTTAAATCCTCTCTTGAGTGAACATAAAAAACTGTGCATATGTGTGCATCATTTACTCTAATCTCTGAAGTGAACTCGTTTCCTGTGTGACATGAATTCCATACCATAACATTATTTCTTAAGGAACATGTGTCTCTCTTGTCGATTGCTTTGATTACTCTTGTTTGGTAAGCATCCATTTTTTGTACTCCGTAGGTGTCTATACTATAATTATAGTCTATTTTAGTGCTTATTCTATACTGAGTGTGTAGATATTTTTATTGGCACAACTCCTCAAATAGTTGTTTTGCTCTGATTTCTGCTACATACTGAGCATTTGGGTTGTTGATGTCATGCCCTGCTAGTTCCAATTTGGTTAAGCACTCTTCATAAAGATTTTCTAGAATCTCGGTGTTTACTGGGTGTGACATATTAAACTCCAACCATTTTTGCTATATCTGCCATGAACTCTTCATATTTCCATTGTGCTGATTGAGTTAACATTTTTGCTCCGTACATAGGAAAATCTCCTGTATCCTTCGCTTCTGCTACTACCTCGTCATAACATGCCTGAAAAATACCTTCCTGTGTTACTGGGTATGCTGTGATGTCAACGTATAAGAATTGCATAATTTAAAGTCTCCGTAGGTGTCTATAATAGTATTATAAACGATAATATCGCTAATTTTATACAGAATGTGTAGATTTCTTTTCTGTCCACCATTTTACTAAAATTGCTCATTTTCTGGTAATGGTATTGTATCGGATGCACTTTCCAATAATGGTATTAACTCATTATTAATATAATCACATATTTGTGCATCATCATTACCTTGCATATATCCTTCTAAAATATAAAGAATAGTTGATATTTGATCTAAATTCATATCAACGGATGCTGTTATTTTAGGTGTGATAGTTACTTTCATTTTGTTAGGAAATCTTCTTTGTTAATACTTTGTTTGCAAGATTGACAGGTTAATGCACTCCAACTGAAGTGAAATACTCTTGCTTCGTTGTTACATTGTGGGCATACTATTTGTTTCCCATTAACACCTGCACGAGTGTAGCGATTAACATTTTTAAGCATCAATTAACCTCAATTCTTTATAATTATGACACATAATCCTTTGATTATCGTTATTAATTAATACAGTACGATTTGATGCAGGGATATAACCTTTAGCATCAATTTGTCCTTTAATGTAGTTAATTAACACATAATAAACTCTATCATTAAATGATACTAAATCACCTACTCCAATATGGTAAGGTGTTTGATATTGATTATTTGGCATCATAAACCTCATGTGAAAGTACTTTGTTAAATACATTTTCCTGGAGATCGGTCAATTCGAAATCCATATCCCTGAGAATGTCATATAATTTGATGAGTTCATATTGCTCATCAAATGTTATTGCAAATAGGTTCACTTCATCACCTCGTCAACTAGGTTATCGTAGGTTTGGATGTCCCATCCTTTTTGCTCTGGTACATCCATTTCATAAGCGAACATAACTAAGTCCTGTAAGTACTCTAGTTGTGAATTTGTTAATTTTAAAGTGTTCATGATCTGTAAGTGTCTATAATAGTATTATAAAGGAAAATGTCGCTAATTTAATACAGAATGTGTAGATTTCTTTTCTGTCCACTATACTGTTATAAATGGTTGATTAAGTTCGATAGGGTCGGTTTCATTCGCTAGAAATATATTACTAGCAACGTGATAACCCTTATAGGATTTGTTGTAAACTATCACATCTTGTAATAGTTGGTCATCAGTTAAATTACTGAGTTCGGTTAATAGGTCGAGATACTTCATTAATTACTCCTTATGAAAATGCTAGTTCGAAACCATTTACAAAATCCTCGGATAGATTTTTGTAACCTACGAACCACTCCCAGTTCTTCTGAAATACTCTTGCACCATAAGAAAACTCATAGCAAAGTGCATTTAGTCTGGATTTGGTTGTATTGGACTGCCAACCACCATCAAAGAGAATTAAAGAGTTGTTTGTAACAGTTGCAATATGATTTCCATGTAGGTACACGTTAGCACCTTCTGAATCATGAGTTACCTGTGTGTTGCTGTTGCTGAAGTTCACTCCGTTGCGGATTGCTCTGTTCATTGCTCTTTCGATTTGTCTCATGTAATTCTCCTTTGAGATTGATTTGATTTAAGGGTGGGATATGCTAACCTGTTTACCAAGTGGATAATTAATCCCTTTGCCCTTATATAACCATTATAGTCGATCAGGTCGCTTATTCTATAGAAAGTGGACACTCTTTTAACTGTCCACTCAATATTTACTTCGTTCGCATTGTATGGTAGGTGATATGCTATTGTAGTTTATGGTAAGGTTTATTGTAGATAACAATACCAATAGGGTTAAACATATATTTCTATACATCTTCTAGAAATATAATGTTATCATTTTGTCTAGACCAATTATCAGGTATTGCATCAGGTGGTGGGATGAGTGGTTCATATAATCCTCTACCTTTTGGAATAGGTATTAATTTTAATCCATTATTAAGTGAAAATCGATCTATCAAAATATCATTTAATACATTAATCGATTCATTCATTTGTTGATAACCTCTACCTACAAAGATTTGACCACTAACTACACTTATTGTAGCAATGCCCCAAAATAGATAATAAAATCTACTTTTAACTTGTGCTTTAATTTTAGTCTTTTTAGTTGTGAAATCTTTAACCATGTTTAACCTCGAAATGCTTTTTAATTGTTAAATGTCTGACTATCTCAAATAATTTGTCATAGTCAACTCCTTCCCACTCTGTCCACTCTGAAACATAATCAGATTGAGATTTATCAAATCCTCCTTTTATTAAGGTAGGTGCTGACATTAATTCATTATTAGTATCGAACCAAAATGTTCTTCCGAACTCTTCAGATACTATATAATTCTCATCATTATAAAGTTTTCTGTTCATTTAACCTATCCTCCATTGGTTTTTTAAAATTACTGTTTGCATACTCTTTGATTTCATTAACAACATCATCAAAGGAATCTTCCCAATAATTAACACAATCGTCTAGAAAATCTTGCTCAAATTGTGAATCAACATACTTAGTTAGATCATCAAATACATAATTAACTAGATCTTTTGTTGACATATTATCAACTAATCTATCAACATAATGATACTTTAGTTCCTCTAGTTCATTTTTTGTTAGTTTTGGATGTGGCATTACTCTGACCCCTCTGGTTGTTGTGTTAGTGAACTGTCGTAAACTCTTATTGATAACTCTCCCATGTGATGATCTGGAAATCCATTTCTATCAAGTGATGCTCCCACTATATTCCAAATTTTATGTATTTCATCATCATTTAAGTATGATGCCATATTGTAATAGAATTCATTTTGCATTGTTAAGTCTCTCAATAATGTGTGAATCGAATGGAAAATTTGGATGTTCTTTTCTTACATCCTCTGCCCATATCTTGAGTTGTTTATCTGACATTAAACTCAATTCTGGTTCATGTCTGTTAAGCACTCTAGGCAATTTAAACCTGTGAAATTGAGTTGTATTGCACATTAGTTAATGTCCTCAAGGTCATGATAGTCATTTAAGGCAGATAAGGCATCACTCGGCATCTTCATCTACCTCAATTGATCTCATAAATTGTGATGAAAACTCATCTAGTTTTTCTCTTGTTTTTATTCTGGAATCTGTTACCTTATCATCAGACTCACCAAAATAATAAAAGTATTTGTTGAGATTATTAATGAGATTTAAGAGTGCTATCTCATTTGTTGTGTAGTCGCTCATTAGTCTGCTGTTCCTCCGTAATACTTGTAATGGTCATCAATAAATTCATCCTTTTGGATGTAACCCTCGTCATCAACATAACCTGCATCCATGTAGTAATCAAGTTGTTCTCTGAGAGTTTGTTGCTCTTCATTGGTTAGTTTCTGAATGAAACCACCAACAACATCAGCAAGAAAATCTGAATCTTTATGTGCTTGTCTTACTGCGTCTCTGTTGAGATCAGATAGATTGATTTCAGATTTGGGTATTCTAGGTGTAATCATAATTCTGAAAGATTTTGTAAGAGTAAGAACTCATATTGGATGTCCTCATCTTCTGGGTCAACACCATCAACTACCCACTCTTGGAATAGAGCATGAGCATTTTCGTATTGCTCATTGGTTATTTGACGTGTAATAGACTTGAGAAGTGAGTCACCCATGTTGTCGATTAATGGTTGTCTGTCAATCATGAGTGGTAGTTCTCTTGTGTATGAACTAATTATAGTCTATTTTATGGTAGAATTCATTGTAATATGTGCGGTATTATTATTGGCACACTACCGAACATCCAAATTAAATGATAATGTGGTTCTGTTAGTATTATTCTTTTGTAGGTGTACTCCATGACGTATGAATGATGGAAATACGATCATATCACCTTGACGTATAGGTGGGTACATGATAGGGTCTTGCTTCATTATATGGGTGTAACCTGAGATCGTATGATCTAAGTTCATATTCTCAAAATATAACTTAGCATCCTTCTCAGTATCATAGTTAATGAATATCACACCACTAAAATTGATGAACTCAGGAAATTGTATATGATGATGTGGTTCTTGCCAATTACCTTGATTATATACATTTACCCAACTATTAACTATTTTAATATTCACCTCAGGTGGAAAATATTGATATAGATATGGTGCTAAGAATTGTCCTAACTCATCAGGTGGTATTATGTCATTCTCATCAAAGAATGTTGTTTGTGTGTCACAATTCCATTTATCCTTACTACTTGATAATAGATGAGAGCAAGAATCAATTAATTGACCAAAAATATCACCATGATCTCTAATATGAACATGATGATATTTGATAGGGAATAAATCGTATGTATTTCTCATTAAATTGCTTCCCTTAGTCTTAAGTATGTGTTGGTAGAGGTTGCTAACTCTTTTGATTTAGCAGGTCTTCTCTCTCCCCATGCTAATAATACTTTCTTACCTTTATCCTTCTTCTCTCTTAATCCTTCGAACCTATCTTCATTTAATGCGTGCCATGCTCCATTTTTCTGAAGTGTGCAGGGTTGATTGATAGTTAGGATCACACCTTTTGGATCACATATTTCATAGAATACTGATTGACCTTTAGCATATGTGTTAACGTCAGTAGCATTGCCTAGTCTCTCTTGTAACTTAGCATAATCCTTATTTGTTATGCTGAATAGGTAGTTTCCTTTACCTATGCATAATAAATGCTCATCAGATACAATACCAGTTGCTTTTAATAGTCTCTTGAGTACTAACTTATTATCAATCTGGTTAACTGCTTCAGATATAGTTTGAGCAACTTGCTTACCGATTGACTTACAATCTTGCTCCCATTGATCTTTAACATTATCCCAATATCTTGCTGTTTCACCATTGATATAGTAATCTCTTACTGCATCATTAATAGCATCTAATTGATGATAGTATTGTATTAATTGTGGTGCAATCTCTTCTACTAAATTATCTCTTACTTCTCTCTTACTACCTTTAAACTTGTTACCATTAGCATCCTTATAAATTCCTGGTGAACAATTAGTATTGTCAAATAGGAAATTATTTAATGTACTGTTAAATGTTCCTGAGCATACTTGTATAGAGTCAAATCCATTTTTATAGTTTTTAACTGATACTGATAACTGTTCACAATTATCAAATGTGATTAATAGATCACCTTTTAAATTCTTGTTTCTATACTCTGCATCTACACAAGTGAAGTAAAACTTTCTGTTAGGGAACTGATTAATAAACTCTGGTAATAGTTGATGTACTGTCTTATCAACATTTGTTTTATACTTAGAGGATAGGAACTTGCTTAATACTCCTCTCTCTGTACAATATGAAATCCACTCCTCTTCCTGAGTCGCAGAACAATGTGAAATTGCTACATCATGATTCTCTGCGTGCTTTTGTAATTCAGCAGCAAGATAGATTTCAGCAGCATCTTGGATGTAGTGATCGGTAGATGAACCTGCTCCTCTTTTTGTTTTTGTCATTGATTCGCCTTTGCAAATAGTGTTTATTAATCTAACCAAGAATCGTTTGTTGTAATCTTGAGTAGGTCGGGATTCTTTCGAACCTCATGTTGATAGTCTAACTCTTTATACAACTTATTGAGCAACTTTGTAATATAAGTTGATCTTTCTAGTTTGTGAGATAAAGAGATTAACTCCTCAACATGCTGTTTACATTTTACAAGTGTAAAACATTCTTGAGTTGATACATCTATTTTACTATCCATTGTTAGAATAACCTCCTTGGTGTGTGATACTAGGTGAACTGTCCTTATGGTCAGCGATAGCACCTAAACTGATTCTCATTTTATCATGTACATAAGGTGGATTTCCCTTATGTATCATACTGCTATCAAATACTATTATTCTACCTTGTCTAAATCTAATTCTATCACCAGTTATAAATTCTGTATCACCTGATTCACCAAATGCGTGGTATATTATACTTGTTGCAGGTATGTGTCTATCATCATGTAATTGTGATTCCATATCAGGTGATTGAGCATTAACTAATAACCTATGGATATGTGATATGGGTTGATCTTTACATATATCTTTCTTTATACATTCGCAAAAATAACTAAAGAACCAATAGTATGGTGATGTATCACTAAAGTTATCATCCCTGATAACAGTATTTCCCCAAAACCTAGTATCTTTATAATCACCATATGGTGCATTATTATAGTATAGTGGGCAATATTCAGTTATCCATTGTGCCACGTCATCAACAATCCAATCAGGAAAATATCCGTCAATGACCTTGACACCTTCTATATTATATGTCATGCTAATTCCCTCACTAATTCATTTTGTGTTGGTGTGTAATCATCACCTCTAACTTTAAAGTTAGCAGATATTGTGATACGTTTATGTTCTGATTTTTGCATACTTACTTGATGATGTTGGTAGGCAGGGAATATAATAATATCCCCTTCTTTAACCTCAGGAAACCATGTAGTATGTACTGGGTAGTATTTACTAAAGTTACCTAAATGTACCTTTTGGTCAGGATGATAAAATATAAAATTAGCATCCTCCTCAGGTATATAGTCTAAGAAATATGCACAACTAAATGTACAATCATCCCCACCTGCGTGAGTATGTACATCTTGCATATCTCCCTGATTATATACATTAATCCATGACTCAAACATACTTATTCTATTGTTGACATCACCACCTAATTTCATGTGCATATCCATGAGACTATCTTGTATTGCCTTCTCAAAAACATCCCATGAAAAGTCTGTTAGATTTGTATTACTATCAAAACTGGATGATAGGTTACAATTCCACTCAGATGGACTATTTAATTGTGCATCATCTAATTCTTTAAGAAATAATCTCTTAAGGTATTGATGACTTGGCACTTCTCCATGATAATAAAAACTTGGAAATAGTGCCTTAATGTCTCCCATATTATGTGACTAAAGAAACTGGTGGTTGTCCATCAACAAATATAGCATCAACAACTTTCTGTAGTCTCTTGATGATATGTTTGGTCTTAGGATGTACTGGTACTGTTACATAACCTGTTGGTTTATTGTATAGTTTCCAGTTCATAGGTGCTAACTCACCTGAGTTGATTCTATTACGATCATCACTATCTAGTCGAATAACCCGACCTATAGTCTGTGCCATTTCGACAACTGATAAGTAACGTAACATAATAGTATGAGTCAATCCAGATACGTTAATGCCCTCTGAAAGTATGCTGTAATGAAAGCATATAAAGGATATTGTATCATCTTTTGACCACTCATGCAATGTTGCAAGGAATTCATGACGTGATACTTTCTTGTCATTAACATAAGCACCAAATTTACTGGTCACATGAAGCACATTGATGTCTCTCTCCTTGAGTTCCTCAAGTAATGATGTTTGACCTAACATTTTACCTAGTACCTTAGAACTAGGAACTGATACTAATACTTTAAGTACTCCATCATCATAAGCATTATCAATGATGTCTATTATACTATCTTGTGCAGGTTTTTCTGTATTAAATGGCACAATAGTAGGTGGTAGTATAGTTCCACTTTCTATTAATTCTTGTGCCTTCACATTGCAAATAGTATTACCATAGACCTCAACATTATTCATACCTCTTTCATGCTTACGAGATATACGAGGTGTTGCTGTAAAGAAATAGTTGCGTGTAGCATATCCTGAGAAGTACTTGGTACTCTCAAAGAATGATCTCGCTACACTATTATGTGATTCATCATAATATACTGTATCAACCTCAACATCTAAACATTCTTGTATCTTGTGTAGTGAATGATATGTTGTAAATATGAGTTGATTATTAATGCTATTGTGAAACCATTGTGTGATCTCATCATGCTTAGTAGTATTAAGGTATTCACTCTTACCACTATGAACATGTAATACATCAGCATCACAATATTCCATGAAATCTCTGCATAGTTGTTGTGCCAATAATATACGAGGGGCGACTACAACTATAGTCTGTGGGATGCTTTTTGAGAACTGGTTTAGAGCATCCTGTATCATAATATATGTCTTGCCACCACCAGTAGGCACTATGATTTGACCTTTATCATCCGATACCATAGAGTCTAATGCCCTCTGTTGATGTGGTCGTAATGAAATAGTCAATGAATTAATAATGTAATGATTTAATTGTATCAATAAAAAAGCACCTATGTAAAGGTGCTTGTGACAGTTACTTAATTGCTACTCTGTCAGGAACTTTGATGCCTGTATTCATAACAAAGTTAACTACAAATGCTTCGAGGTATATTAATGGTAGGATAACAAAATCAATACCTGATAGTTTGGATAGATCAGGGGATGTTGTCTTGGGTTCTACTTTAATAACCTCAACTTTAGGTTTCGCAGGTGTTGTCTTGCGTGTCCTTCTTTTGCGAGGTGTTGTAGGTGTTGTCAATGTAGATAATAATAATTAACGAGAGGAAACAAAAACGAAGCAACGATAACGTGGGTCTTACTATTCTAGGTTTCACCTAGGAGACCAAATTTACGCTATGGGAATCGCTTACACCTGAACCCCTACTAAAAACAAGGACTTACATTTAGTGAACCGAAACGGGACTTGTAAAATGCCTTATGCTTTCGGGCATAGCAACCAACTAAGTTGATCGTTGCTTGTTTTGTTTCCCCATTGATATATTACCATAGGGTCAACCCCTTGCAATCATGCTTGTGCCAGTTTGTTGACCTGTCCACACTTACAATCGGGGCAATCGATCTCTGATCGGTAACCTTCCAGTTTATTCAGTAGTTTTCCCAGTTCTAAACCATTTTGACAATAGTTCCCTAAACTCTTGCGAACTGTATCAATCATAAGATCAGTTTCTTCCTGACTAAAAACGTATCTCATAGTAGCAATGCTCCGATAATGAACCCCTTACCAAATGCTAGGCATAACATTTGATAGTCTGTTAGATTCCACTTATCTTGTAACTTTTTAGCAAGTGCTTTATCCCAATCCTTAATTTTGGTCAGGGCATTACCCAAGTTAAAATTATACATAAGTGTCCTCCTAAAATACTATTTATTTTCTGGTTCTTTACCAGTTATATCTTTGGGCAAATCCTCATTTCCAGGATGTTCTCTTATATAACCAGTATAGTTTTTCTTGTTGTAGAAATGGGTATCCTCCAAATATAAATCCTCCCATTGATGTGCATAAACTAATACTTTTACCTGTCTCTTGCCGTTCATAGTCTCTGGGTCATCCCACTCATGAGTAACTATAGTAACGTATTGATCTGATATGAAATCAATATAACCTTCCTCTCCGTCAGGTGTCTTGACTCTCATACCCTTCTCAAGTGACTTGAGTATGTTCTTTAGTTCCAATCTTACAGACTCCGATAGAAAAATAGGTGTACTCATAATTTTAGTAGTGAAGTGGGATTACCAAAATCACCCTTAAGAAATATATTAAATGCTAGTGAGTATCTCTCTCGCATTATTTGATTAGGTGTAACTAAATGTACCAAGGAACTGGGGAATATTACCACCATGCCATCCTTAGGTTGTATTGTCCATTGCTTACTATTATATAGATTACCTGTTTTGATACGAGGTGCAACCATACAATAAGATTGATCTCTGAATACTAAATCACCACATCTTTCATGTGTTTGTAGATAACAAATACCACTAAACATGCTGTTGCGGTGGGAATGGTCATGTGTTTTCTCTTGGAATTTATGTCTATTAATCCATGAGCAAGTATATGTTATTTCATGACATCTTTCATCAATTCCTAATACTTTCCATACATATTCTTCCACATGATATTGTAACCAATCTTTAAATTTAGGTAGTCTGTTCAGAACATTCATTTCGAATGTCTGACTACCTTCTCTGGGTGCTTTGTGATACTCCCATCCCTCAATGTCTCTAATAATATTAGGCATTGATGGGTCTTCTGCAACATATACAGGGGATGAGAACAGAGGTATTATATCAGTTCTTACTGAAGTTCGCATTGATTAGAATCCTATTTTTGTGTTCACTTGGTGAATGACCAGTATGTTCTATCTTACCATCAAATAATAATAGTCTGTTCGCTTTAGGTTCTACTTGCATATACCCATGTCCTTCCAATGGGTCTCTTAGTAGGGTGTTACCATCACTATCATTAACATAGTATATACACACCCAATGTGGTTCTTTCTCATCAACGTGCCACCCATGTCTATATCCATTTGGATTAAGTATTGTCATGTCTGCTCTAACCCTCAAGACATTTCGGGCATATAGGGCAGATTCCATCTGTTCTACTAGGTGTGCAAATATGGGGTGTTCCTCAGCAGTTAACCAATGATTAAAACCAAATGCTTCTAGGTCTTCATTGCCATAGGTTAATGTTTGTTGCATGAACCAAGGGAACTCCCATGATGTCATGTAATCATGTAGTTCCTTCCATTTATCATGATCGAGGAAATTATCCTCAATCTTCATGCTTGAGATGTAAGGCGGACGCAATTTCATCTATCAACTCACGTTGTTCATCAGGTAGTTTTCCGAGTTTATTATACCACTCTTTCTGTAATAAGAAAAGTGCCTTAGTTAATGTTTGTTTATGTTTTTGCTGTAGAGTCAAACACTCTACTGCTATTGATGTCATGATGCCCCCACATTCGGATTAATACTATTTAGAATAGTCGATACGATTTCCTATCACTACACTCACACCTCTTAGGACACCAGATAGGTACTGATATTGAGAGTCTCTTCTTAGAGGGATATGCTTTATGTAGTTTCCTTTGTGGCAAGTATAGCACATCTCCCGCTTTAAGCACAGTATCCAACTGAATTGTCAGTTCATCCTGACTTGGTACATATGGGTACTCTTCTGTGCTTGGTATTAATGCACTTGCTCTGTTCTCATACACTACCCATCTAGTCTCACCATCCATCTGCATGATATAAGTTGGACCTTGATCCCAATGTGGATGAAATGATTTTGCTTGTGGTCTTGTACCTAAGTTCATAAAGATATGACAGTCAGCACACCCATCAAATCTATTCTCGAATTCAGTTAATAGTTCTTCTACCTTACTATTACCATGACCATACTGTGATATATTTACTGTCCATCCATCCTTTGCATACGCAAATAGATCAGTCTTCCTATATACTCCCTTACCGAACCATGGTTCTTCTACTGACTCTAGGTCTAATCTTTTACCATCATCACCTAGTACTGTAGTGATGTAATTCCATGGGGCATTTAAGGCATTTTCTGCATCCTCCCATGTGACTATCTGCCCTACAGCATTATGCCATACTCTAGGTTCATCATTATACTTATAGACCTCAGGGTCAAGAAATTCGTAGTTTAAAATTGACATTCATTGCAATCCTAATACCCTGTGTAGGTGATGATGAAGCATGAATCTCTTTACCATCAAATACTATCATCTTACCCTTGAGTGGCGACTCTCGGTGAATAATTTTATGATCCTTATCAAAGAAAAATGTATCACCCTCTGCTTCATTGACATAATATAATGCAGTAGTGTGATCGAAATCATAATCTGTATGTGGTGCATGATGTAGCATACCATCAGGATAACATAGTCCTAATCGTACACGATATATGTCCGAGACTCTTGCATCACATTTATCTGCAATGCAATGCAATGCACTCTCAAATAATCCTGTCTGTTCACTAACAGGTTCATACTCATCTATTATTTGATGAGAGAATGACTGTGCCTTGATACCATCATGACTGTCTGCTGTTTGATAGGTAGTATCATCCAACCAATACCATGGAAACCTTGGGTTGCGTGTGATATTGTCAAGTTGATTAACTATAGGTTCTGGTAACGTATTAAAAACGGATTTCATATTGCCTCCTATCACTTGGTACATCACGAGGATATGCACATGGTATGCTCATACTCAATCTCTTACCACCTGGAAATGGTTTATGGTATGTTCTTGCAGGGAAATACATTACATCACCTGGTTCTAGTGTAACGTCAAGATCAACTGTGAGTGCATGACCCTCATTATCAGGACTATATGGGTGGTCATCCATCTTAATTAATGCACTACACCTCTCTTTATATACTTGCCAGTGTGTTTCTCCTTCTAACTGACATATAAAATTGGGTGGTAAATCCCAGTGTGCACCAAAGGATACACCATTTGGTTTAGCATTACCAAATATATGTGCATCACAATTACAATCATATCTGTCCTCTATATTTTCTAATAGATTATCTACTGCTGCATTATAATGTCCATACTGTTCTATAGTAAATGTTAATCCCTCCTCAATACCTCGGAATAGTTCTTCTTTTACTGGAAACTTATCTTCATACCATACCTCAAACTTCTCAGTAAGGTCTAGTCTCCTACCATCAGTATTGAGCAAGCAACATCTATAGTGCCATGGGTTATTCATGCACTTGCTTACATCATCCCATGTAGCATACTGTTCTGGGTTTGGTAATGCTTTTTTCCAGACTCTTGGTCTATCATTTGTCTGAAATTTCTCTGGATTTAAGAATGGCAAATTTAATACATTCATGATCCTGGTCTCCAATCTCCTTCACTTGGGTCTAGTGGGTATCCACTAAAATTTATACTAATAGCAACTCGTTCATCTTTACCATTTGGTTCTGTCTCATGATATAACCATGATGGGAATATCACATAATCATATGACTTTGCCTTATATGTATGCTGTTTCTTTAAATCTTTTAATGGTGCATCCAGAGGAGACATTCCCCATATCATTTCTAATGGATCACGAAATTTTATATGACCATAGTCAGGGTTCTTCTTAAGATAATATACACATGATACATGTGACTTACCTCTACCTGCACTGTGGTTATGTTCTCCTGTAGTCTCTCCTTCCAAATGCTGATTCGCCCACATGCTATCAACATACATGTGGAAGTCTTTACGATACTGTAAAGTATTATCCCAATAGTCATGTACCACATCTAATATAGGCATTGTCAACCAATCAAATACTGGTGATTGATACAATTCTGTACCCTGTTCTAATTCACCTGTAGATTTGCCTGTTTCTAATGCCCATGCACCTTTATTAGTACAGTTCCATGCGTCATCTAATAATTTATTAGTAGCATCTAACTGTTCATCAGTTGGTACTATCGTTCCCGTCGCTACGGGTATGGAGAATAGTTGTTCTATCATGTGATTTAATAATTTCAGACATATCTCTCTTGTTCCTGTTAGGAATCAAGTTAAATGAGATACTAATACGATCTTCTTCAGTATGGTTCTCTCTCACACCATGTGAGACCCATGCAGGAAATACCACCAATCGACCTTCTTTCGGTGGGTATGACATGGTTGCATGTGTATGTGGTGCTTCTGCTTTACTCAAATCCTCTGCTAATCCCAGAGAATGAACCACATATGCTTCCATAGAATTTTTATGGAATGTAATACTACCTGCATCTCCTTCTTTCGGTACTTTAACATAAAATGCACCAGACATCAATGCACCAGGATGTGTATGCACCTCATTATATCCTCCCTTGTTATTAATGTTGATCCACAAATTAGCAAACTCTAGTGTGGTAACACATGACTCAAATGAATCAAAGCATTTATTACCAAAATCTTTAATAGTTCTTGCTAACTTACCAAACTCATCATCCTCCTCCTTACATAATTCCTCACCAAAAAAGTCAGGGGACTGATAATTCAGTAATCCCCTGTTGCTCCTTTCTTTTGTAGGCATATTTTCAGCAATGCCATAACATATGTCTTGCATTGCTTCTATATCAATATCTAAGTCAGTCCACCATATAGGAGTGGGAAAAATATAATCAAGATTCATCATCTAGTTTAAGCGATTCAGTTCTTTATTAGTCTCTCCTTCCCAATCTGCCATTTTACTATAGTCTTTCTTTTTCTTTGGATCTGAAAATTTAGATGAAGTTGCTACTTTAATCTTTGCTCTCTCCTTCTCCATTTCTTCTTCCAACCATGGTTGCTCAGGTTCTTTAAGAACATACTTACGATACATGTTGATAGTCTCAATACCACCTTCGATCTTAATCAACTCATCCCTAATAGCATTAAGGTCAGTAAAGTTGATCCTAGTCTCAGGTCTGTCAAATGACATTGATCCCAATCCTTCTTGCATTTCCTGATATTTGGCATACTTCTCTCTATGTTGATAGATAAGATTTCTCCATAGATCATCAAGACTCTTAACTGCTTCGAAAGCATCCTTGACTTCCTGTATAACCTCAGGGGGCAATTCGGGCAGACCCATGTCTTCCAAATTTTCATTAATTTTATTTGGATCGAGGTCAGTTGGTGAACCACTTGGGTTAATACCCTCAACCTCAGCATCCTCAAGGTTAACAACCTTTTTTACATCTTCTGCCATTGTGCAAATTCCTCTGTGTTTTTATTTATAGGGTTCGTAGATAGTACGTTTAGTGAACTCGTATGATGTTTCCATATCTTTACACCAATCATACATCCTATTCCTCCATTCGTCAAATGTGTCTTCATCATCCTTAAGATACCACTCATCATAGTCCTCAGACAGGTCATTCATGAGACGCTTAAGGAATAGAGTATGGTTGCAGACAGGGTTAAATCCCATACCTGCTGCTATATATCTGACACCATCATTGTGTGCAGGGTCACCTACCCACTCATACGATACATGCTTCTCTGCTGAGTATTTGACAAATAGATTATCTAATCCACCCTCTTTAAAATTATATGATATATCATCTGTTACTGTCTGCCAGTATTTACCTTCCCTCCTACTGAAAGCATAGTGAGCAGAAATAAATGTCATGAAACCATCTATCTCTAGGTCTGCTACTAGATTCATCATATCTATTTCTGCTCTATTAGTATATCCTTCTCTACCTGCTAGTGTTGTGCATAGTCTAGTGATCTGTTCATGTGTAGTTACTAAACCAGTTGCTTCTAATGGTTCTACGAAACAATTAGACAGACCAATAGCACATACATTCTTTACCCATGACTTTTCATGCTTTCCATTCTTAAATGGAATAGTTCTCATGGATGCTTTGTCTGCTCTCTCCTTTCCTCTTGTCCTAACCAAATAATCATATAGCTCTTGCTCTGGATTCTCTGCAAAATCTTTTGAGTACACATATCCTACACCAGATCTCTCCCATAATGGTACATCCCAGACCCAACCATTATCTATAGCAGTACAGTTAGTGCTATTGGTTATCTCTGTAGATGGGTCTACATGGGGCATGTGACACGCTACAGCAGTGTCATTTAGTAATGAACCCCCATCATTGTGGTGATAACTAATAAATTTAGATCCACATGTCTGCTCTAATAATAGAGACTTAAATCCTGTACAATCAATATATAAATCTGCTTCGAACTCTCTACCATCATCCGTGTATATTTTCTCAATATAACCACGGGCATCTTGGGCAAATCTAGCAACATTACCCGTATGATATTCCAATCCTCTTGGTATGCAGTAGTTATCCTTTAACCAATGACCAAACTTAACTGCATCAAAATGATATGCACTGTCCACCCATGGGTTCCACCACTTAGTATCATCAGTTAGTTTATCATACTTAGCTAATGCACCTACACTATTAAAACACTCAGCAAACGTACCCCTATGATATTTCTCTGGTTTCGTTAGGTTTAATACAAACCATGACATCCACCCATGTGGTAGTTTCTTTAATACTGTCTCAGCACTACCAAATGGATAATCCCATGACTCTCCTTCTTGATAGAAATCATTAAATCTGATGTTTACCTTATAAGTTGCACCAGTCGCTGCCATCCACTGTTCATCTTTTAAGTCTAATAACTTAAAAAACTCGTTGATCTGTCCGAGAGTAGATTCCCCGACACCACTAATAGGTACGTCAGGACTCTCGATCAACGAGGTTTTAATGTGTGGGCATAATTTTAGGAGTGCTGCAGCAGTCATCCAACCTGCAGTTCCACCCCCAACAATGAGGACATTACGAATTTTCATAATAAAGGATTAAATTTATCCTACATCAGTAGTTATACGATCATCAAGATCGGGTGCGTGTGATGTTGGCACATCAGATCCACTTACAACATCTGGATTAGTATCTACTACATCTGTAACAGGTGCTGAAGTTATAGGTTGTGCATCAACATGATCTGAACCTGTTGCTACATCACCACGATCAGCAAATTCACAGAGTTTAAACTCTCTGCGAACACCAATTTCCATTTCCTCTGCAGTATTCCATGCGGGCATGTTGTCATCATGTGGGAATGGTTGATCTGGTTCATCTGATACTCTTTCCTTCACCATTTCTCCTGTCATAGGATCAGGAACTTCTATTTCTTTCCATGTAATAGGTTTGGACTTCGCTTTTACTTCAGCAATGTGTTTATAGAATTGACCTTCTTTAGCTTTTGCACCAAAGAGACCTGCATCTATATCTTTCCAAAGTTTACCTATCTGAGCACCTGGTTCACCATATGCAATAAGTTTCTCGTTAAGTGGATCTGTGTATAGGAAGTCGGGGATCCACTCTCCCAACATTAACCTCCACTCGATGTCTACCTCGTCAGGTGCATCAACCCATTTAAGTGAAGATCCTGGACCTGTGTAGACTTCGAACTCTTCGCCTTTTTCGCAGATATCGGTGATAAAACCGTCTGATCTAACTAAACAACTTTTCATTTTAATCGAATTCGTAAACTACAATAATACCCTGACGACCATCGCCACCTCTCTCAGGGTTCTTTCCAGATGAACCACCTGCACCGTATGCAGCATGGTTTCTGTAACGCTGAGCCCATTGCTGTCTCCTATGGGTAGTAGGAGACGAACCGCCCCAGAAACTATGTCCACCATGTCCTAAACCTGGTGGGTTTCTGTGTGCCTGTGAGGAACCACCATAGATTCTAACTGAACCTTGGTTTGGGTTACCACCCAATGCTCCCTCATGTTGTTGGTTCCTGTTAGCACCCTGTCCACCACCTGATGAACAATAGTTACCAAAGGATGAGGTACCTCCATTACCACCCCTTCCAGAGTAGTTAGTACCACCACCACCGCCACCAACTGAGACGGAAATGGAGTTAATGTTTTCTACATTAACAATACTTTCGGTGTGTGCACCTGCAGCACCAGATTCACCATAACCTGATCCTCCACCACCACCTGCAGTGCATTTCACCCATATACGCTTAATTCCACTGGGTTTGTTCCATGTGGAATTAGAGTTATATACACTGATTGATTTTGGTCCACCACCTGCTTCGATCTGACCCCATGACATTGATGATCCGTTAGTAGT